CTGGTGCTTCTTTTACTGCTGGCGCAGGTGAAAACTATGCGACTCCAGCGGCTTTTAATCCGATTACAGACGCTAAAGGCGCTAAGAATATATATTATTATAAATTAGGATTTAAGCCAGTTAACGCGAAGGCTTTAAATAAAGCCGCTAAAGGAATTGATGTAAAAAAATTATGGGAGGAAGAAGGTGGATTAGATATAGAATCATATCTATCATCTTTACCTACTGATAATGAAGAAATTAAAAAATATATAGCTGGACGTTTAGGAGATTTTGATTTAATATCAAGTAAACTAAAAGAATTAATTACTTTACTCCAAGAGGCTAAAAAAGAAACAATTAATTCATATAGAGAAAATCCTGAATTTAAAGCTATTTATGGTACAGATTTAGCTGTTTCACTTATTGATGATATAATAAAACTATTTAAATAAAATGAAAGTATTACAAGAACAATATAACCTTATTAAAGAAGGTAAAGGAAATAAGCAACACTTTATGAAGTTGGCTTGCTATAATTTCCCAGAACTAATCACCCCTGTATTAACATATACTGATGCTGTTACTATCTTAAAAAATAAGAGCATACTATCAGAAGGTATAGGTGGATTAGTTACTACAGGTAAAAAGCAAGATTGGCATGCTATCTTTAATGAGAACATGGAAAAGCTTAAAGAAGATGATGCTACTAAAAAGGAAAATATTAAAAAAGCTTTTGAATATTATAATCAAAATCAAGGTCGTATTTCAATGAAAGACGCTGCTGCTAAATTTGGAGTTGAAGAATTTGAGGTGATGATGAGTTTAACTCCTTTAGGAGCTAATAACCCATTAAGAGAAGCTAAAGAAGCTAAAGCTGAAGAAAAAGAAACCACTAAAGAAGTAACAGATATGGCAACACGTGGTTACGATTATAAAGATGAAAAAAATTATGATAATGTCTTTGGTCAAGAATTCTTAAAAGGATATTACACTGAAATGAAAGATCTTAAAAACGAAGGTAAAAATGTTGAAGAGTTAAGAGCAATTGTTGCTAAAAATTTAGCTAAAGACATTTCTCATTATGTTAAAGATGGACAGTTTGGAGTTAAAGGAGTAGGTTACCAAACTGAAGCTCCTGGTTTAGGTGAACCAAAAGAAGCAAAAGGTAAATTTAAATCCTCAGGATATGGTGATTTAAAAGAATCAGCTATACGTGCTTTAGTTTCAGAAATGATTAAAGAAGTATTATCTGAAGCTGATTTACCATCAGGTGTAACTGATAGAATTGCTAAAGGTGAAAAAGTAGATGATATTGCTGCTGATTTTCCTGATGTTGATAAAAAAGCTATAGAAAAAGCTTATGTTAAAAAATGGAATCCTAAATTTAAAGCTAATTTAAAAACAAGCGATAAGGGATAATATGAAACAGATACTTATTGAAACCCAAATATTCTCAGCTAAGCCTGTAAAGATAATTGAAGGTGCAGGTAATGGAAATTTACTTGTTAAAGGAATATTAGCTACAGCAGAAGTAAAAAACGGCAATGGCCGATATTACTCAAAGGACTTATGGGAAAGAGAAATTGATAAGTATATGGAAAATGTTAATGCTAATAGAGCATTAGGTGAATTAGACCACCCAGATTCTTCTATTATTAATTTAAAAAATGTATCTCATAACATTAAAAAAATATTTTGGGAACAAGATAATGTAATGGGAGTAATTGAAATCCTCCCAACCCCATCGGGTAATATATTAAAATCACTATTTGAAAATGGAATACCAGTAGGTGTATCATCTCGTGGTATGGGTTCACTTAAACAAATGGGTGAATTAATGGAAGTACAAGATGACTTCGAATTATTATGTTGGGACTTTGTTTCAACACCTTCAAACCCAGGCTCTTATATGAAAGCATTAAATGAAAGTAAAGGAGCTACACCAAGTAAATACTATAATGTAAACTCTATTATCACAGATATACTTTGTGCTAATGGAACTTGCCCAATATTTTAACCCCTCTTAAAATAGTATTTTAAGACTGATGCCTCACAAAAGTGAGGCATTTCTTTTTCAACAAAACGCGATTTTAAGAAATATTGATATATGTATATTCAAATATGCTACCCACATCTCTTATGTAGCATTATATTAAACAAAATCTATTACGTTTTTAATAAACGTATTTCCAAAACAAAAATTTATTTGAGGACAATGAACAGAGAAACGCTTAAACAAGCAATCGCTGAGGCTAAGACTATTAAAGAAACTGCTATCGCGAATGCAAAGTTAGCTCTTGAAGAAGCATTTACTCCCCAACTTACCGCTATGTTTGCTGAAAGGTTAAACGAGATGGATGAGGAAGAGAAAGAAGCTAAAGAGAGCATGGAAGAAAGGTACGGTATGGAAGAAGAAGGTATTGAAGAAACTTTCGATATTAATTCTATCCTAGCTGAGTTAGAAATGACAAGTGAAGGTGATGGAATGGAAGAAGAAGGCATGGAAGCAGGTATAGATGAAAATCTAATGCTTGAAGAAATGTCAGACGAAGACATTGAAGCACTTGTAGCTCAAGTCATTGATGACATGATCGCATCTGGTAAGTTAATGGCAGGTGAAGAAGCAGAAGAAGAAGACATGGAAGACATGGAAGACATGGGTGATGAAGATGAAGAAATTGATATCGACATCGAAGATGATGAAGAAAAAGATATCGACGAAACAATCGCTGAAATTCTCGCTGAAATGGAAGGAGAAACAGCAATAAATGAGTCTGATGCTTCTGAGCTTCTTATTCAATTTGCAAAGTACGTATCATCAGGTGACATGACAGCCGCTGGAAATACACTTGATACTATATTATCATCAGCTGGTACTGGTATAGCTGCTGGTATACTTGGAGTTGGAGGTTCATCAATTGCTTTCTTTAAAGCTTTAAAAAGCTATCTTAAAGATAGGAAAGCTGAAACAAATGAGGCAAATGAAATGGAAGAAACAATTAACGAATTGAGAAATGAGTTAAACGAAGTAAATCTATTAAATGCTAAATTACTTTACACCAACAAAATCTTCAAAGCTAAAAATCTTACCGAATCAGACAAAGTAAAGGTTTTAAACGCATTTGACAAAGCAGAAAATGTTAAAGGAGTTAAACTCGTATATGAAACATTAACTGAGAGTTTAAAAGCAACTTCGATTGTTAAAAAATCTCAAGTTAGAGAATCATTAGGATCAGCTTCTAGAGCAATTACTCCTGCTACCCCAAAACAACCAATAATTGAGTCAAACGAAGCATTTGCTCGTATGCAAAGATTAGCTGGTATTAAAAAGTAACAAAAACCAAAAAAACAATTTTAAACAAATTATGGACACAATTCAATCATTAGTCGAGTCCGCAAACCCTTGGAGATCACTACAAAGTGATGCTGCCCGTTTAGCTAATAAATGGAGCAAAACAGGTCTTCTAGAAGGTTTAGGCGAAGACGTAAACAAAAACAACATGGCTTTGATGTTGGAAAACCAAGCAAAGCAACTAGTAGTTGAGACTTCTTCAACAGGTACTCAATCTACATTCACATCAGGTACAAACGGTGAAAACTGGGCTGGTATCGCATTACCTTTAGTACGTAAGGTATTTGGTCAAATCGCAGCGAAGGAATTCGTTAGCGTTCAACCAATGAACTTACCTTCAGGTCTTGTATTCTTCCTAGATTTCCAATATGGTACTGATAAGAATCCATTCAATGCAGGTGGTTCTATGTATGGTAATCGTAACGCAAGCGGTCAATACCCATTCGCTACCCCAGCACCTGAAGGTGGTTTGTATGGTGTAGGTCGTTTTGCTTACTCTACTAACCAATTCTCATCTTCATTAACAATAACTACTGCTTCTGTTACTTCAGGTTCATGGGCAGATACAGGGTATAATTCAGATTTATCTGCTTCTGCTGCTGCAGGTCAAATTAAGAAATTTACTTTAAACGCTTTAGGTCCTGTATCAGGTACTTTAGATCCAGATGGAGTTCGTGCGTTTGTATTAGTATCAGGTTCAAGCATTTCAGGTAGCATCATTACTGTAGCTGATAATTTCCAAGCTTACACTTCATTTACTTCAGGAACAACTCTTACATTCTATGTAACAGCTTCAACTGCTGAGATTGCAGAAACTGGACCTTACACTTTATACTACAATAAGAAAACAGCTGATAACGCTCGTGGTGATTTTGAAGATCCAACAACAAGCGGTTTACCAACTGTTTCTACTCCTAACGCTCAAAGTGCAACTTCAATTTCTATCCCAGAAATTAACATCAGTATGCAATCACAAGCGATTACAGCTAAGACTAAAAAGTTAAAAGCAGTTTGGACTCCTGAGTTCGCTCAAGATTTGAACGCTTACCAAAACTTGGATGCTGAAGCTGAATTGACAAACATGATGTCTGAGTATATTTCATTAGAAATTGACTTAGAAATTCTTGATATGTTGATTGAAGATGCTGCTGCAGGTACTGAGTACTGGAGTGCTGTTAACAACGTTACAGCTACAGCTACACAGGCTCCAACAGCTAGCTTAGGATTCTTTAATACACAAGGTGCTTGGTTCCAAACACTTGGTACTAAAGTAAACAAGATCAGCAATAAAATTCACCAATTAACCCTTCGTGGTGGTGCTAATTTCATGGTAGTGTCTCCAACAGTATCAACAATCCTAGAGTCAATCCCAGGATTCGCTGCTAATGCTAACGGTGCTGAAGATATGGAATATGCATTTGGTGTACAAAAAGCAGGTCAATTTAACAGCCGTTACACTGTTTATAAGAATCCTTACATGACTGAAAATACTATCTTAGTAGGTTTCCGTGGTAAGCAATTCTTAGAAGCAGGTGCTGTATTTGCTCCTTATATTCCGTTGATCATGACTCCTCTTATCTACGATCCAAACACCTTCACTCCACGTAAAGGTCTGTTAACTCGTTTCGCTAAGAAGATGTTACGTCCTGAATTCTATGGTAAGATTTACATCAGTGGTCTAAACACTCTGTAATCTATCCTAAGGATATAATCTAAAATTAAGCCCAGAGAAATCTGGGCTTTTTTTATCCTTTTTAATATTTATCAACAAAAATAAGTTTATGACAGATTTCAACAGAAGTGAAGAGGCACAAAATATCTTCAAAGAAAAGAGGAAGCCTAAAAATCCAATTACATTCAAAATTCAATTAAATGAAGAACAGAAATCAGCTAAGCAATTAATTTTAGAAAGCCCAGTCACATTATTAAAAGGAATGGCTGGTAGTGGTAAAACACTTGTAGCATGTCAAGTGGCTTTAGATATGGTCTTTAAAAAAGATGTTGAGAGAATTATTATCACTCGACCTACAGTAGCTAAAGAAGAAATAGGTTTCCTACCAGGTGACTTAAAAGAAAAAATGGATCCTTGGTTAGCTCCTATCTATGCTAATTTATACATGTTATATGATAAAGAAAAAGTAGATAAGTTAATTAAAGATAATGTTATTGAAATTGTACCTTTTGCATTTATGAGAGGTAGAACATTCCCTAACTCATTTGTAATAGTAGATGAATGTCAAAATATCACTCATGGACAAACTGAAATGATTTTAGGTCGTTTAGGTAAAGGTGGTAAAATGGTATTTTGTGGAGATATAACTCAAACAGATTTAAAAACAAGAAAAGATAGTGGTATTGGATTCTTTACTCGTTTAGAAGAAAATATTAAAGGAGTAAGTATATTTACTTTAAAAACAAACCACCGTCATGAAATTGTAGAACCAATTCTTAAACTATACTCAGACTATAGGGATTAATATTTATAATTAAAACACAGACATGAATATTCCTATTTGGCCAGGATCTAGCTCTTTTGCCGCTTATTCAGCTTCATATTATAATACTCCATCAACAGGTAGTTCTCCTACCCCGTTTGGATTTTATGATAATGATGCTCAATTTAAAACTGATGCTAATAGAGTAGCTAATTTTTGTGCTAGAAGATTAGGTTATCCTATTACAGATATTGAATTACAAGATATAAACTTTTGGGCAGCATTTGAAGAAGCTACTACTGTCTATGGTAATGAATTATATGCTTACCAAGTAAGAGATAATATGCTCACTCTAGAAGGAGCACCAACTGCTACTTCTATTAATAATACTATTATAACTCCTAACTTAGGATATATAATTAAATTATCTCAACAATATGGAGAGGAAGCAGGTGTAGGAGGAAATGTTACTTGGTATAGTGGCTCATTAACTTTAAATTCAGGTCAACAAACCTATGATATGAAAGAGTGGGCTATAAGCCAAAGCATATCAGGTGGTATTGAAATTAAAAGAGTATTTTATCAAGACACCCCTGCTATTAATCAGATGTATGCTCCATTTGGAGGATTTGCTGGTTTAGGAGGTGTACCTGCTGCTGGTTTATATGGTGGTATGTACGGAGGAGGATATGGTGGAGGATATTTAATGATGCCTGTTGCTTATGACGCCGGTGTGATTCAAGGTATAGAATTAAGTAATACAATTCGTTTATCTCAATATACATTTGAGATTATAAACAATAACTTAACAATATTCCCTATACCCTCAGATAATGATTCTAGACAAGGATATTTGTGGTTTGAATATATTAAAGTAACAGACCGAATAAATAATAGTATAAGTCAAGTTGGTAGCGGAAGTATAACAAATGTATCAAATGTCCCATATACTAATCCTGTTTATACACAAATTAATTCAATTGGGCGACAATGGATATTTGAATATACTTTAGCATTAGTTAAAGAAATATTAGGATATAACAGAGGTAAATATAGCACTGTTCCTATACCTGATCAAAATGTAACATTAAATCAAGCTGACTTACTATCAGCTGCTACTGCTGAGAAAAACGCTTTAATTGAAAGATTAAGAGCATATTTTGATGAAACTTCTAAACAAGCATTACTTGAAAGAAGATCATTAGAATCTGATTATAGAAATAAAGAAATAGCTAATGTACCAATGGTAATATTTGTAGGATAATATGGCACTTTTTGGAAGAGCAAGAGACATATCAATGTTTAGACATCTTAACAGAGAATTGTTAGGGGATATTATTACCCAACAATGTGCTTTGTACAAATATGTTTTAGATAAAACTATAGTAAACATGTATGGTGAAGCATCAGGAGGTAAATTCTATGATGAACCTGTACTATTAAATTCTTTAATTACTATTGAACAAAAAACAGATGGTACAAGTGAATTTGGGGTTGACTTTAATTGGAGTATTAAAGTAGCATTTTTAAGAGATGATTTAGTAGATGCTAATATAGTACCTCAAATTGGAGATATTATTCTATATCAAGAAAGTTATTTTGAAGTAGATAATACTTATGATACTCAATATTTTGTAGGTAAAGATCCTGATTATCCATATGCTACTAATCCATTAAACCCAGGACTAGATCAATTTGGTTATAATGTTAGTGTAATATGTGAAACTCACTATGTACCTGCTGATAGAGTAAATATAGTTAAACAAAGATTATAATGGCTAGAGGAAGAAAACCAATACCAAAAACACAAAGAGAAATAAGTGAATCTCTACAAGAGCCGTTTGTACCTCCTGTAGGGGCTCCTGGTTTTCAATCTACTGGTAATCCAAATAATGCAAATGGGGTTAATAGAGCAGAACAGACTTCTTTTAAGGATGATACTGTTAAACCTTTATCTATAGGAATTCAAGATTTAGATGAATCTGTAATGTATTATTTTCAAAATGTTATTAAACCTTTTGTAATACAAAACGGAGAAAGAATAGCTGTACCTATTATCTATGGTTCACCTGAGAAATGGAAATCATTTCAAAAGGATGGATATTATAGAGATTTAAATGGAAGAATGATGGCTCCTCTTATTATGTTTAAGAAAAATAATATTGAGAAAGTTAGAAATTTAACTAATAAATTAGATGCTAATTCTCCTAATAACATTGCAGTATATGGAAAAAGATATAGTAAACAAAATGAATATAGTAAATTTAACATTTTAAATAATGTTAAAAAAGAACAAACATATTATGCTACTGTAGTTCCTGATTATTTAAATATAACTTATGACTGTGTGATATTTACTTATTATAATGATCAGTTAAATAAAATAATAGAGGCTTTAGAATATGCTTCTGATGCTTATTGGGGTGATCCAGAACGTTTTAAATTTAAAGCAACTATAAGTTCATTCTCACCAACAACAGAATTATCAGATAGTCAAGAACGTGTTGTAAGATGTGCTTTAAGTATAACTTTATATGGTTATATTATACCTGAAATCCCTCAAAAAGATTTAAATGCGGTAAGAAAATTCTCTAACAAAAATAAATTAACTTTTACTTTAGAAACTGCTACTGGTGATTCTGAGGTATTTAATACAACAGTAGAAAGAGCATCAACACAAGGAGGTGGATTATCAAGTATAATAGATTCTCCAAATATTGTAAATAATATAACTCAAGGTGGAGGAGTGGATACAAATACTTTAATTTATTTAAATACAAATAAAGCTTTACAAGCCACAACAGTTAGTGCCCCAAATGTAGCAACATTCCCTTCAACTTTCTTAGTAGCGCCAACAGGATTACCACCTACAAATTCAAATTCATTTTCATTTTATGTTAATGGACAATTAATAGAACCTAATGCTATAACATCATTTGTAGAAGTTAGTGGAAATAGTGTGTTAACAGTTAATACTAGTAACTTAGGATTTGTACTACAATCAACAGATGAGGTAGTAGCAATAGGTAAATTTGCATAACAATGAGTATAATAAGAAGAGAACAATTAGTAACACCTTTATCAGCGTCATATGCAGCTACTGCTTCTATAGCAACATCAGCTTCATATGCTGCTACAGCTTCATATGCTGAAAATGCAGGTGTAAGTATTAATACAGGTAGCTTTGTTACTACTTCTAGTTTTAACGCGTATACAGCGAGTATAAACAGCTTTACCTCTAGTATTAACATATTTACCGCCTCTTATAGTACAGGCAGTTTTACGGGCAGTTTTATTGGTAGTTTAATAGGAACAAGTAGTTGGGCTGTAAGTGCTTCTCAAGCGATATCTGCTTCTTTTTATCAAGAAACAGATCCTATATTTACAGCGGTGTCAGGAACATTTGTTACAACTTCAAGTTTTAATAATTTTACATCTTCTTATAACACTGGATCATTTACAGGATCTTTTACAGGATCATTACAAGGAACAGCAACTACAGCCTCATTTTATCAAGAAACAGATCCTGTATTTGTAGCAAAATCAGCCTCACTTGCTACAACCGGCTCAAATATTTTTATAGGTAATCAAACTATAACTGGTTCATTAACAATAACAAACAACATTACAGTATTAGGATCTGCTTCTATACAATATATCTCAGAATCAACTCTTAACATTGGTACAAACTTAATTACAGTTAATACTAATACTCCAAGTGTAAGATTTGGTGGGTTAGCAGTTATAGATTCAGGCTCTTCACCTTTAACATCAGCCTCATTCTTATATGATTCTGTACAAGATGAATTTATTTTTGTACATAAAGGAGATGGTACTAATATTACATCTTCACATTTTGTTTTAGGACCTGAAACTTATAATAGTTTAGGTAATGAGACTTATCTAACAGCTAATAGAATACCTAAAGGTAAAGGCAATGAACATTTAAATGATAGTAATATATCAGATAATGGTAGTTTAGTTAGTATTAATAGTAACACTAACATTACAGGTAGTTTAACAGTTACTGGTAGTTTATTTGTATCTAATAGCATTGATTCTAATAGGAGCACTTTATTAAGTGATAATAGTGTAGATAGTCTAAATTGGGAAAATAGAGTTTTATTTGATAACGATGGTAATCAAAGTGCAGATTGGAAACAGAGATATTTATTAGATAGTGTTGAGGGTGTTAGTATAGATTGGGATAGTAGAAAATTATATGATTCAAGTGGAAATGAAGTTTTAGGATGGAGTGACCTAAGTACAGCTCAATTTTATGGCACTGCTTCTTATGCTAACTCAGCTCAATCTGCTTCTTTTTCTACAACATCATCTTTTGCTATAACATCATCCTTTGTTCAATTAGCTCAATCTGCTAGCCTAGTTAATGTTATTAGAGGAGTTGTACCTGCTAGTAGTAGATCATATGTTCCATTTGTAGAAAATTACTCACCAGGACCAGGAACATATGAACAACTTTATACAAACAGTGGAGCAGTTTATTTATCAGGTTCAATATTATACGCTAATAATATTAATTCTTCATTTACTGGTTCATTATTAGGAACAGCATCTTTTGCCACCACAGCCTCATATATCAATCCTACTTTTATATCCGCTTCAGCTGCAGCTAGTGGATTTGGTTCTGGAGGTGGTGGTGGAGTAACAGTATCTACATCATCTATTGTACTAACATTAGATGGATTAGGAGGAACTGTGACTACAGGATCAAAAGGATATATTCGTGTACCATTTGATTTTATAATTAATTCATGGTCAATTATAGCAGTACCAGCAGGTACTATAACATTTGATGTTTGGAAAGCAAATAACACAGTACCAACTGTTGCTAATACTATATGTGGTGGAAACTTTCCATCAGCATCTTCACCAAATACATTTACTACTAGTTCAAATATTACTAGTTGGACATCAGGTGGATTAGCTGGTGATATAATAGGATGGAATCTAGCTTCTGCTTCAAATGCTTCATTTGTTACATTTCAATTAAATACAACAAGAACTTTATAATTATGGCTACACAAATTACAATATTAGACAAATTTAGATACGAAGATAATCTAGTTACACAAGTACAATATGATTTTGATGTTGAAATTAATGACTCAATAATTGTGAGTATATATCATTTTAGACCAAAAACAGAACTAGAAGTAGAACAAAGTATTATTAATAGAGGTGAGTCTGAAAAAGCAAAAATTATGGCTCAAAATTTAATAGATCAAATTTTACCAAACATCAATGTATAATTAAGTTATGGCTAATAGGTATTGGGTTGGGGTCACAAATCAAAACTGGAATAATACAGGAAATTGGTCTGCTACATCAGGTGGTGGAAGTGGGGCTTCCTTCCCTACAGTAGCTGATGATGTTTTCTTTGATGCTAATTCAAATTTAGCAGTTAATAAAAATGTTAATATAAATGTTGCTTCTGCTTGTCGAAGAATAGATTTTAAAGTATATACTGGAGCTGTTACTATGAGTAACTCACTTACTGTAGGAGCAAATGCTGCTGGTGTCACAGGTTCAGTAGAATTAGGATCAGGAATGTCTATTGTAGGTAGTGGTACTTTGCAAACTCGTACAAATACATGGTTTCAATTTATTCCAAATGGAAAACATTGGCCTAATGCTTTAGGGTTAAATAATCAATATACTGTTGCTAATTCAAATTTAATCATAAGTGGTAGTGATTTAGTAGTTAGTGGTACATTAACATTACATAGTAATAATACTAATGCTTCTGATTTAAATATTTACTCAGGTGGTTCAGGTGGGCCTTTTAATATAATAGTAAGTGGTTCTTTTATTGATAACTGTGATTCCAATGATGATATAATTTCATTCGGCCCTAAATTAATATTTAAAGGCCCAGGTACTTGGAGTAATCCTAATACTACTAACCATGCTCTTTTTATGCCTGTAGATATAGATACAGGACCGAGTACTTTAACTATAAGCACAGTAGCACATGGTGGTAATTTGACATATCTTTCTGGTACTGTTAACTGTACTGGGACTTATATTACTCGTGGTGGTACAGGAACATATACATTAAGTACCAGTGGTAGTACTAGTCCGTTAGCTACAACTTCAAGTAATAGTGGTATTAATTTTAATAATATACAATTTA